TCACAGAGTACACCCCTTACATGGCCATCTCTGGAACTATACTCTTCATTTTTACTATTCAAAATAGACAAGCCTCTGAAAATATCTATCAGAGCTATTTGCGTATTTTGTGGTAGTGTTGGTTCATAATCGTATCTCAATTGCATTTGCATAGATCTACTTGACAGAAGGTTGTAATATGAACTTTTTCTAAAGTAGCAACCTCCCCATAACAGAGGTAACCCTAAATTGTATACAATTCCTTCCCGGTCCTGCTTTAGTCTCCTGTGGGGCGACTGCAGTACCACCCGACCGGAGGCCATTGGTTTATAGAACCAACGTCTAATTGTGTAATCATTGATAGTATGATTTCCAACCAAATAACCTGTCAAATTGAGACGAAACCGTCTCTTCGGTGTTCCATTTGCCAGTATATATATCGAATCGTGTAGGAATAGATCCAGCGCCAGTTCCACCCAACGCTGTATCTACCCCTGTCTCCTGTGTACGCGACTTTGTCCGTCCCTTGGCAGAATCAGATATCTTTGCTAAATAACTAGCCCTTCTTTCCTTCTGGTGTTTCTTAAATTCCAGTTTTGAAAAAAACCAGGAACCCCGCCATCTGGTATAGCAATCACCGTATATTTCAGCGGCTTTCCTACAGTCATAACAACTGCAGTATACACCATTAACAAGTTCTTGTTTTCCTGAAACGGGGTTAAACCACAAGCCTTCACCAGACTCCGCCATAACTATTCGAGGAGATGCCGTCTACTTAAACTTCGCGAGCATCCTTGATGCCCACATTTCCTAACTGCATGAGAATGCAATCTAGTCAACGTGCTTATCTTAATGTGACCACAACGTGGACATTTATACCTACGACTTTCTTTCATCTAATATTCCGCCCAATAACGAAATTGATTATCTTTGCGACAGTCATAGCCCTTCGGGCCACCCAAAATAAATGGGATTGGGATTATGGAACGTAAATCTGTTCTTTTGTGAACGGAGTTCTTGATTCAAGCTATCAATTTCTCTTTTTGTTATATCTAACTTTTTTCTTCATACAACTCTTTGTCTTTTTATCGTAGTAATATCCAGGAGGACATTTACCATTTTTTGGCACAACAGATGTCGCACCCCTCATCTTCGCTTTCCTGGTAAGGCCACTGCTAGAGGGGATTGACTGTTTCTCGGATCTATCATGTCCGATTTTCGCGACTGCGCCGTACAGTCCAGAGACACCTGCACCGACAACCGGAGTTCTGTAAAATAATTGAAGTGCATCATCTAAGAACGGGTACACGTAAAGCTCACGTGTAGAGTACATAGATCTAGAAAGACCCATTCGACGCAAGTTCCTGCCATGTCTAGCTAGACCAACAACAGGTTTAGCGTAACCGACTCCTGGTATTATTCCCATAGTAGCATCAACCGCAAGGTCTTTGCTGGAATAATGACCATCCCCAAATTCCTTTTCCAGTATATACCCAAGTGCAATACTTCCAATCATTGAAGCTCCAACAACAACTAATGGAGCTGGCATTATAGATTCACCATCACATTAACAGGTTCATGCATTAAGAGACCTACTAACACACCTACAATGAAGCAGATCTCTCTTCTGGATAAATCGACTTTATTCATTCCCAATCACGGCATTCGAGGACTGCCTTGACACTCACATCAAAAGTACCAGACAGGCCGCCTTTACCCATATCGAAAATTGCGAATCCTGCTGGTAAAAACACATTCTTCAGAGTAACAGTAGCCGTATTAATATCCCCAGAAGTATATGGCTGTACTCTCAAAGGTGCAATAGCAACGGGTTTTGTTGAATCACCATCATCATCTAAATCATATGGTGGTGCTTCTAATTCTAGATCTTCCGCGATATCAACTATCTCTCCAGACGTAGCAGTCTGCGTGCTTAACGCAGCTAGAGGATTATCATAAGATGTAATCGTCGTATCAAAAGTTTGTACTTGTACCTCCTGTCTGTCTTGATTGTAAGCTTTAATCATACCGACAGAATTCCACACAGGTATTTCATCAACTGGTTGAGAAACGTACTGGTGATCATCAAGAATGTGTAATCCAAATTCCTGGGCAATTGACCCAGCATTACCATCAACGTAAGATTCGCCTGCTGCTAATGTAGTACGGGTCCAGTCTCCACCTATTGCGTCAGCGGTTCTGATCTTCGCAAGTTCTGGTTGATCGTAAGGAAACGGTACACCAACTTGAACATCTAATTCGTCAGTTCCGATATCGCTTGAAAAACAAGCTGGACGAATTGTCTTCCCGTATCTGCCTAGTTCTTCATCAGTAACACCTGCTTTATCGAACATAGTCATGCGATAAAAATGAAATTTCCTGAAACTATTTCTGAATTTCCAGGAATTCGGAACTGCATACAAAGTTGCATCAGTTGCCGATGTAGTAGTATAAGAAATATCACAGAGTACACCCCTTACATGGCCATCTCTGGAACTATACTCTTCATTTTTACTATTCAAAATAGACAAGCCTCTG